CCCATTCTTTCCCCCCCTACCGCCCCGTGCTCTTTAGTAGGTGAGCATCCCAGGGCGACGCCGGTGCGCCACCCCCTGCGCATACTGGTATGCCCCAGCCGCCATAGCCCCTCCCGCATGCTGGAGCACGAACCTCCCAGCGTCCCCAATGGTGCTGAGCACGTCGTTCAGCGTCGTGCGGGTGGGCGTGTGCAGCGATGGCACCACGCCATTGCTCTGGCCCGAGACGGCGACCGCAGGCTCCCACTCCCAGACCACGGTCATCTCGAGGTAGCCATTGGCAGTGATTTGTGTGCCACTGCCCGTGGCGTCCACGTTGAGACCCACAATCTGGACCGAGCCCACGCCGTTGACGTTGGACTCCAGCTGAGTCCCAAACCGGGCGTCCTCGAACGACGGCAACCAGACCGCCTCATGCGGCACAGCGCCCGTCGGGTGCTGCGCCAGCGTCATGGTCATGGCCTGCGACGGAACGTAGATGGTCGAGCCCTGGTAGATCTTGTTCGGGCTGTACCCGAGGCCGATGACACCGGAGCGCCCAGCGATGGTCCCGCTCGGGATGAACTTGAGGCACGCCGCCACCGGTCGGAAGGACTTAACCGCCGTCCCAGAGATGAACGAGGTGTAGCTCCCAGAGAACGTGGTGATGGAGGCTCCGCCCTGCTTCACGCCACCAAACTGCAGGAAAGACGGCGCGTTCCAGGGCGTGAACTCCGCAATGAAGTCCATGCCGACCGCGCCGACAGTCGTATCCGCAGCCCACGGAATCATGGTGGTGACTGTTCGCACCACGTAGCTCGAGCCCATGCCGGCAAAGGGCGATGCCACCATTGGCGCTGAGCAAGGATCGCCCAGCATCCGCCTGTACATCGCCAGGTCCGAGCCACCCCCCACCTTGTAACCCCCACATGACCGAGGTCCCCCCTTCTTCTTTCTCTGCGTCACTTGCTTCTTGGAGGGCTGTTTCTTAGCCATCGTGATTGAGTTTTAACTGGATAGTTTTCTTTTTAATGCGGAATCCGGGCTTGTAGGCCCCGGTGCCATTACCAGAGTCCTTTGATCGGCTCAAAGTATCGAAAAGCCTGGGCGCACGCCCCCCGTCTACTCACATCCACTCATACGGATCATCGGCGACCACGTCGTCGAGCTCGTCCTCGCTGTCCGGCAGCATCAGGCCCTTCGGCCCCGGCTTGCCGGCCCCCAGTCGCTTCATCAGCTTCCGGTGCTTGTCCATGAGCTCGTCGTGCTCGCGTGGCAGCTTGTTAGGCCCCCACACGACCGTGGGCGCCACTCTTCCGTCGTTGGCTCGAGTGACAGGGTGCGTCTTCGCCGGCACGCTCGGAATCATCTCCCCGCGCCGGCGACGCCCCGCTCCGCTGACCTCCATGTCGTCTCTCTCGCGCTCCTTGGTGCCCCACAGCTCCTCCGGATCGCGCAGCAGGGCCTTCAACAACCCCTTCATTGAAGGAATGATGTGAAACCCAAACTCGCTGTCCTGTAGCGCCGTGCGCAACCTGGGCTCCTCGATCTGGACCACGTTCTTGGCCAGCTCGCTCCTGAGCAGGGCGACAGCCGCATCCAACAAGCCCTCATGGAGGCCCCTCAGCTCCGGCGGAGGCACCCCCATATTCATGACGATGCTGCCGTTCTTGATGGCCTCCATGACAGCCAGCTCCTCCTTCTTGTTGACGTACCGCAGGTTCGGATACCGAAGCTGGGCGATGGCCCGAGGCGCGTCCGCGTAAACGCGGACCTGTCCGTCCTGGCAGTAGAAGTGGTAGCCGATGAACTTGAAGGGGCGCTTTGACAGCGCCTCCTCAATAGTCCCCGCTCCCCCATCCTGCCAGTCTTCCAGTCGCACCTTGAAGCCCATGCCCGCCCCGACCTTCTCCACCATCCGGCCAACCGCCCCCTCTCCGTACTCAAGCATATCCTCAGGCCGGATGTCCAGACCAAGCCGTACCTCGGACTCCAGGCCGTAGTACCTCCAGGCACCCGACTTGAACTCCTTCTCCAGCCTCCTGATCATCACGTCCATCAGCATGTCGTTGACCTTGCTCTGCAGCGGCATGCCAGAAGCCCCCGCGTGCTTGAATCGCCGCACGAGCCGCCCCGCCACCACCACCACACGCTCGCGCATCAGCGCGAACCACAGGTCTGCCGCCACGTCGTCTATCTGCCTCAGCACATCACGAAGCTCCAAGTGCACGGACTCGGTCACGGTGTTGTGCTGCGTGAGGTCGAAGTTTGAGCAGTCCAAAGAGAACATGCTCACTCGCCCCTCGTGCCTCACCGCCACCATGCTGTCATCGCCCACATGCGCGAAAGCGAAACCATTGCCGTCCAGCTGCTGCTGCAGGCACTCCACAAGCAGGCCGGCGCCCCCGCCCGTCAGCGTAATTCCGTGGCCCGTGCGCGAACGCTCGTCCTCGAAAATGCTCTTGGCGTTGGCCTCCAGCCTCTGTGTGGCTTGCTGCATGATCAGCACATTCTGGCGGCCCACCACGTTGTAAAAACGCAGCTTCTGCTCCACGATCTTCTCGGTGTTGTAATAATCCCCTTTCGCCTTTCCTCGCAGGGCCATCAATGATGGTTGATCCCGCTCCAGGCGACGAACTTCCACGACGATTCCGCCCTCCTTTCCGCGCGCTGCTGTCAGCGTCCGCCTGATGTCCTGAGCGAGGTCCACCACGAGCTCCGCAGCGCCCTCCGTGTGCCAGTTTCCAAGCACCGGAAAGCCATTGCTCGCACTCGGGTTTATCCTCACCACAGGCTCCTGGCCGGGCTCGCTCGCCAGCATCCTGTAGGGCTTCCTGTCTCCATCCTCCCACTCCTGCGAGAAGACGCCGGTTCCAGCCAGAGCGACTGCCGCCTCCTGTCTGGTCACCGGGAAGCCCGGCTTCTGACCCATTCTCGGGTAGGCCATCTTAATGCGGCCCAGTGTCTGGTTCACGCCGGCCGAAACCGAAAACGTGTTGGCCATCTTCTGGTTGATCTCGGCGTTGGAGCAGCTCGCAAACCGCTCCCCACCGTTCACCTCCGCATTGCCGACCATCCCCCCCTCAGCCACCATCTTCGACGCGTAGGTGCGCACCCTCAGGGCTGGCGCACCCACCGGCGCTAGGGCAAAGCACTGATCAGC